GTGTACCCCAGAGGCTGAGTTAACGAGTTGTGATACGGTGCCTGAAGGTTTAACACAAGTAATAGCAGTAGACACAGGGATATTGAGAAGGCCAGCCCACTCAGCATTAGTTTCAACTGCGACTTCACGTAACTTCTCCAGTGTCTTATCTAAACCAGCATTGCTGCTAGTCATGAGAGGATTATCCATAATCCCTGTAAGGCTTACACCCAACAGACGTTCAGCTTCTGTGTTGTCAGCCCATATCTTACGGAGGTATGGCATCTTAGTGTAGGTAGACTGGATCGTACCAAGGATGGTAGCCAACTTAACCTTGTGCATCAGGGTATCAATCGTATCTGTTGCACGTACCACAACTTCTGTTAGGTTGCAAAACTGATTTGGACGTAAAATTATTTCTGAACATGGATTTGTTCCGAACTCAAAGTTAGGATCACGCCTACCATTCTTAGCAGCCTGTACCTTAGAGGCCTGACGATTAAAGATACCACGTTCACCTGACCCTGACTCAACCAAGGCTGTCCACTCACGCATGAATGACATAGCATCTGGCTTCTCAGTGTAGCTTACAGAGTTGTTAGCCAAGGCACGTTGAGGGTTGTTCTCCCACCATGTACCTGACTTAGCATGCCGCATACGATCATCACTAAGATTACTCAATGAAATCATAGCACTACGGCGAACACCGCCAACTACTACTACCTCACCGATCTTACACATAAGGTCATGACACTCAACAGACGATAGCTTACGTCCCTCTGCCTTCTTGAATGTGTTGACTGCAAAGTTAAACAGATCAATCAAGGGTGCTGGACCTGATGCTCTACCACCAAATGTCTTGAGCCTAGCACCAGCTGGGCGTACCTTAGAGACATCCCACTTAGGAATCTCACCACTATACAGGAGTGCAATCACTTGACGCAGAGCCTTAGCCCACCCCTCCTTGCTATCCTTGACGAAGATAGTCGTCTCACTCTCGAAGAGTTGAGGCACCTCTGGGAGCTTACTGATGAACTGTCTCTCGACACTGAAGCCCACGCCCGTGCCGCAAAGGAGAATGAACATAGCCTCATCGAAGGACTTAAGGTCATCTACGGGTAGGTACGAACAGTTGTACATGCATGTGTTGTCACGACTAGCAGCAGGGCCAGCTGTCATGAGTGAACGCATTGATGGCATGACACCTAGGTCTAAGATAGCTTCCTCAATCTGATTAATGAAAGAGTTTTCACCAGTAACAGGACGTACTACGTTGTCCATGTAACGGGCTACTGTCTCACCCCAGTTCTCCCTCCGTCCCTCTTTGTCTAGCCAACGTGCATACCGTGAGGTAGCAATGAATGTCTGGTAGTCTGTAGGTAGTAGGTTGTTGTTCATCGGTTGTCCCCTGATCCTTTGATCACACCACGTTTAGCACGGTCATTAAGTTTGTCCATGTTAGTTTCTAGTACCTCCGGTAAATTACTGTAGAAAAAATTAGCTAGGGCTGTGGCATAGAACACTACATCACCTAACTCCTTAACGATATCCTTCTGACTTACCTTGGTGTTGTCTCTTAGATATTTCTTAATCTTTTCAGCTACTTCACCAGCCTCACCCACTAATCCAAGGGTGTTCTCTATCAATCTCTTCTCACCCTGAGTGGTGATCTTACCCTCCACCCAGTACGAGTACTCCATAGGTGATACATTAACAATGCTGAATGCGTCTATGTCTTCTTGAGTAATCATTCTTCTTCCTCTTTCTGTAGTACGAACCCTTGATCAATATCTGCTAAGGCTGAGATGTTGTCAAGTATTTCATCAGCAAAAGTTTGAATAAACATACGAGGTGTGATACCTACAGCATCTGCTATTTCCTCTATGCTAAACCTGTCAGCTATACGAGTAGCTAAGTCCTTATTCATTTAACCATTCCTCTGGTATCTCCTTGTCTGCGTAAAGGAATCCGTTCTTAGTACACCAGTCACCGTATGTGGACTTAGCACCCTTGTACAACTTGGCCTTGCTGTTGCTAAACACGAACCTAATGTCATGTCTCTTACCATATTGTTTCTTTATTTCCAGATGCTTACGTCTATCTGCTGCTGTGAATCGGCCCTTGGTTTCTATTATGATGTTGTTGTGAAGAACAAAGTCTGGTGTGTACGTCCTGATCTTGAAGTCTTCCCACTTGATCTTGGTTTCTTCATAGGTGTACTTGACCTTCTTCTTCTTTAACATCTTAGCTGTTTGTTCTTCAAGGCCAGAACGATATCCAGCCTTGATTGCTTTTTGTCTAGTGGTCAGCTGCCTAGGCAATGTCTATCTCCGCAACCCTTGGTTCCTTCACCACTTTGGTAAGGTATAAGGGGAACGGCATAGCTGCATACTTGTACCCCTTGAGGCCTGTACCATCGTTTGCATCCTTCCAACACTCCTTCTTGAAGTCACAGAAAACACAACCGATAGCCAGCTTCTCGTTGCCTGTCTTGTAATCGAACTCAACATCGTAACACCTGTCCGGTGGTGTGTCAGATGCTAAGGCCTCTTGCAATTCAGTGACACGTTCTTGTGTGTCGGGTAGTAAGTCTTCAGATGGTTGGTACAGTACGAGTGAACCGTCCACCTTGTTCATGGCCCAGAAAGCTACACCCTTATTGTCAGGGACAGCCTCACTGTAGGCAGAGATTTGCTGCATGTATCCGAATGGATCATCAACAGCTAGGCTTGCCTGAGAAAACTTCTTGAAAGCATAGGGGGAAGCTGACTTCACATCGACTACATGACCATCAATCACTGCGTCCATATGTCCTGTGATGCCAGCAACCTTCACTCTCTGTTGCTCATTTGTCACACTGTGACCAGAAAGTTTAGCTAACGTAAGAAGTATCTCTTCGATGATGTCCCCGTAAAGAAACTTGAGCAGCTTGTCACCTGTCATAGCCTCACGGTTGTGTCCCTTGCTGTCATACCATAGCTGACGAGCAGGCTTACCGATTGCTGACAGGCGTAGTGTTGGCCCACCTTCTTTACGGGGTATCAAACGAGAACGGAGTAAGTCTTTAAGACTGTCCCCAAAGGTATCAATAACCTTCTCGTTATCTTCTGTCGATGTGTAACCGTCAGTCAGTACAGCATAGACATCTTCGATTAGGGTATCAATACCTTTGGGTTGGTCAGTCATGTTATCTCCTTATACCTCGAAGGCAATTTCCATTTCATCTAGGTCAGCAGCCTCTACCGCAGCTGTAACAACATTGGATCGGATGACAGCAGAGGGCTGTTCAAAGTCTACCAACTCCATGACCTGACAGAAATCAAAGTACATCTCCTTAGTCTCTGACTCCATGTGTGATAGGTGCCCCAGCTTGATGATGTTACCGTACTGGCTGTCACCAATAGACACGAACATGTTAACCTTGGAACCGTTACCAACCAGTGACTGTGTTGGGTTACCGTCCTTGTCGTACACCTCACCGTAACGTGTCCAACCACCCCGTGTCTTTTCATCAAGACCAATCTGAATGAAACGAGCACCATCGAAGGTAGTATCCTTACCCTCTTTGACTGTCTTGTTTAACTTGTAGTCAGTCATAAGACGTTCAAGCTGGTCAGTCATCTTAAGGGCTACAGTGTACTCAAGTTCATCTGACTTCCACTTGGTTGCTGGCTCCTGTAGTTTAGCCCAGCAAACTTCTATGTCTTTGAGTACGATTTTCTTATCAGCCATGTAATTCTCCTTTGGCGTTGTTAGTCTGTTTGATTATAATACACTGACAGGATAGGTATGTCAATGGGTTTCTAACCAGTTGTTGCCTATTTTTGCTTCACCATCCATAGGGCAGTTCAACTTGAAGAAAGCACCAGCATCTATGATAGATTGTACCTGTATTTCTCCAAGTCTTTCGGCTTGATTGGCATCCACTTCTGTCTGCCATTCATCGTGTACCCATGCACACTGCTTAAAGTTAAGCCCTTCCTTCTTGGCTTGACGTTGCCAGAAGAGATTAGCTAGGCGCATGATCACTGTCTCCCCACCCTGTAGATAAACAGAGAGGGCAAGGTGTTCACTGCCAATCTGTAGGATGCGTCCGTCAAGACCTTTCATCCATCCCATACTGGCAGCACGAGCAGCCTCACTCTTTAATCGTTTAAGTGTAGGCAATGTCTCGTAGAAGTTTTGCATAGACTTGTTTGCTTGCGCTGGGCTGCATCCAAGTATCTCTGCAATCTTACCTACACCTGCCCCTAGCAGGAAGGCATAGATAAATGTCTTAGCTGTGGGCCTGTCCTTACAGTAGCTACCCAAAGCATTCTTGTTAAACGTGTGGATGTCACCATCAATCACTTGCTCAGTGTACACAGGGTCATTCATGTAGTGAGCTAAGACCCGTAACTGAATCCCTGCTGCATCCGTACCTACGAGTAGCTTACCCTCAGGTACCTTGAACACCTGACGACACTCA